ACTAATTGATCGTGCTGTAGAACTAGGATGGGCTGTGAGCATACCCAATTGGCCTGCGCACGTTAAGGATATTAACGATGCTGTGGTGGAGTTGGGTCGACTTGGTACCTTGCTGACTATTATGCAATCAAGAGAAACAAGTAAAATCAAGATAGAAATAAGGAAGAAACAACTTGCTAAAAGAATACGGACTTGATGTCCAAAGACTATTTTTAGAGATGATGTTGGAAGATGCGTCGAGCTATGTGCGCATTCAAAATATTTACAACCCAGAGAACTTTGACCGGAGTTTGCGCAAAGCCGCTGAGTTTATCAAAGAACACAGTGACAAGCACAAGACCATGCCCGACAGGTCTCAGATTTCTGCAACAACAGGAGTTAAACTTGCTCCGGTCCCGGATTTAAACGAAGGCCATTATGATTGGTTCATGGGAGAGTTTGAATCTTTTACTAAGCGCCAAGAACTTGAACGTGCTATCTTAAAGGCAGCAGACTTGTTGGAAAAAGGCGACTTTGATCCTGTAGAGAAACTGATCAAAGATGCAGTACAAATTTCCCTGACCAAGGACATGGGCACAGACTACTTTGCTGATCCTGCTGGACGTATCAACAAATATTTCAACTCGGGTGGGCAAGTATCAACAGGCTGGCCACAAATGGACAGACTATTGTATGGTGGATTCTCAAGAGGAGAACTAAACATCTTTGCAGGCGGATCGGGTTCGGGCAAGAGCTTGGTCATGATGAACATTGCACTGAACTGGCTACAACAAGGATTAAGTGGGGTTTATATCACACTAGAACTTTCAGAAGAGCTCACAAGTTTGCGCACAGATGCCATGTTAACACAAACAAGCACCAAGGACATTCGCAAGGACATTGACACAACCACAATGAAGGTCATGTTGGTGGGCAAAAAGTCTGGACAATATCGTGTGAAAGCATTGCCGGCACAAAGCAACATCAACGATATCCGCAGTTACATTAAAGAAGTGCAGATACAAACAGGAATCAAAGTAGATTTTTTAATGATTGACTATTTAGATTTGTTGATGCCAGTAAGCGCAAAAGTCAGTCCCAACGATTTGTTTGTAAAAGACAAGTATGTAAGTGAGGAACTGCGTAACTTGGCCAAAGAACTTGGTGTGTTAATGGTCACAGCATCGCAGTTGAATCGTTCAGCCGTGGAAGAAGTTGAATTTGACCACTCGCACATTTCAGGTGGTATCTCTAAGATTAATACTGCGGATAATGTGTTTGGTATCTTCACAAGTCGATCAATGAAAGAACGTGGCAAGTATCAGATTCAGTGTATGAAGAGTCGTAGTTCAACGGGTGTAGGACAAAAGATTGATTTGGAATACAACATTGAAACCATGCGTATTACAGACGAAGGCGGCGATGAAGGAACAGGATACAACAAGCCACAAAGTAGCATCATGGACACAATCAAAGCACGTAGCCAAATAACAACAGTTGATACCGAAAGCACTAAATCTGCCAAGTGGGAGAAGCCCACAGGCAAACATGCTTGGGAGTATCAAGCAGGGGGTAAAGAGTTAAATCCAGACGCTGTGGAAAAAGTCACAGCAGATGTGCAAAGTGTAAAACTCAAACAAATGCTGGCAGGTATTAAAAAAGGATGAATACTTGCATAGATGCGTTTAAAAATTTAAACGTTGTCTCGTCTGCTGGATTAAAATTAGGACCTTGCTGTTTGTCCCGTCCCGTCGCTGCCGAAAAAATTGATTTTTATAACAATGAATATTTGCAAACTATTAGAAATTCATGGCGCCAAGGAGCATGGCCATTGGCTTGTAACAATTGCAAACAAGCAGAAGACCAAGGAATGATTAGTCGTCGGCAAGGGAGTAATAATTGGTATCGTGACAATAACCTGTATAATACCAATGTAGAACTAGTGCGACTAGATTATTGGACTGGTGACTTGTGCAACTTAGCATGTGTAATATGCGGACCTGACTTTAGTAGTGTTTGGAAACAAGAATTAAATTATCCAGTCGGGTATAAGAAAACTATTGTTAATAATTTTTGGACATCGGTAGATACAAGTCATTTAAGATATGTTCATTTCAATGGCGGCGAGCCCTTGCTCAGTAAAGAACATGTGAGATTTTTGCAGGCCTTACCTAATAAAAATCTCATACACATTAACTACAACACTAATGGCACAGTGCTACCTAGTCAGGAACTGATGGATTTATGGAGTCAGTACAAGTTGGTGCAAATAGATTTTAGTATTGATGATATTGAATCAAGATTTGAATATCAGCGTTATCCAGCCAGGTGGAACCAGGTAGTAGATAATCTGCAGTGGTTTGTTGATCATGCGCCACATAATTGTATGTTTGCTGTAAACACCACAGTAAGCATGTTGAATTATCACAATCTTGACAATCTTAATGCCTGGTTACAGAAAAATTTTTCTATGTCAAGATTTGATGATCCTATTGAGCACAGACAACAACTGGCAATTGGTCAACTAGCAACTACCTCGACGAAAGAGATTGCAATAGAATTTTTAAATGCGTGTGATGTTCGTCGCGGAACCAACTGGCAAACAACGTTTCCTGAATTGTGTTAGGCAAATACACAACCGTTGTTGCCCACACAATACCACTTGCTGTTAATGTATTGTAGAGTGCAACCGTCTCCGATTGCATCAAAAGTAATAGTGCCAGTACCACTTGTTTTCCATCCTGCATTGGTCACTGTGATTACCATGTCGCCCGAGTCGGCTGCCATCATAAAGGTTTTGATTTGACCATTTGTGCCAGCAGCCAATGTAGCAGTTTCGGCAGCTGACGTACTAAAATAACTGGCAGTGGTTGCCAAACTTGCGGCCGCGGCCGCGGCCAAATCTTCACTACTGGCCAACAACAACGGATTTGTATATAATCGTAAAGGACGATTTAAATCAAACATTGTAACTGTAACGCCACCGCTGTTGGTCTGGAATGCAAACTCATATGTGCCAGTAGAAGCAAATGTGATGGTATTGCCGGTCATACCTTGAACACCTGTAGTGCCATACAGTGTGGTCATGCCAGAGAATGTGACAGTTCTGCCAGGAGCATCTATTACCAGTTGTAGTTTAATATATCCAAACGCCGGAGCAGTTGGAAAATTGCCAATGCTGACATTGATATTGCCTGTGGTTGAAATAGTTTGATAATGTCCTGCACTGTAATCCACCACAATACTTCCTGCTGTGGCAGTGATTGCAACTGATGTGGCTGAAAAGTCTTGAATTTTTGCCGCATAAATCAGCGCATCATTCATGTTGTTGTCCAATGTGGTACCAGTCAGTGCGGCCTTTAAAACAGCTTTGCTCTGAAGATCGTTTATTTCGTTCTCAGCGGCTTGAAAATTTGTTTGAATTGCTGTAAAATTGTCACGAAAGCCTTGTGTGTTGTTAGGCTGTCCGGCCACAGGATACGAAGCATCTATATTGTTTGGGTTAATCTGACTGGTCATTTGTGTTCCTTTGCTTTGCAAGCAGTATTAGATATTTATTAGAATTCAGAAAGCACTAAATAATACAAAGGCCCCGGAGTAATGCAAAAAAAGACACGTAGTTTGTTAGAAGAACTGGACTCAATGTATGTTGAGCGAGATCGCCGCCTGATAATCGAAAGCAGAGCTGACAATATCATTGCCAGTGCTATCCGTCTAGTAGAACAAATTGAAAAAGAGTTTGGTACTGAACAGGCAGAAAATCTCACAAGAAAATTGCTCAATGCCATAAGAACAAAGGATGCTGGAAAGTTTTCTAGATCCGTTAGGAAAACCAATGCAGATTCATGAAATAACACGCCGCCACATAAACGAAGCTGGCATAATGGGACAAATTGGCACAAACATTGCCACAGGCCTGGCCAACAAGCTATTGCCTGGATCAGTGCCAGCAGACCAATTTGTAGGTTCGCCAACATCTGCAAACCAACGCCAGGCAGCAGCCGGTCAAATGAATAGATCATTGTTGGCCCCATTGGCCACACAAATGCAACAACGCTGGGCTCAGGCGGTACAACAACTGGTGAGCACTTCAAAGTCAGTAGCTGATCCCAAGATACCTGCCACAGGTGCAGATCAACTAGCACCCGCAGAACTCACACAAGAATTTGAAAAATTTCTAAACAGCTTGTTTGCTCCCAACATTGACATTGCTGGCCTTGCGGCAATGAGTGACAACAATGATGCACGTATGTTATCACAGCAGTTGCCAGCACAAATTCAAGCCGCAATTGACGTGACCATGGATCCCAAAACCAATGCTAGCAAAGCTAACAAAACCTGGATGGATTTGGCAACGTCGGTGCAACGTGCCAAAAGTATAGCACAGTTCAGTGGTGCTAGACGAACAGCCTCCAGCAGAGTAAATACACAGGCCCAGAAAGTGGCTGATGAATTGGACCTAGATGCAAATCAAGTTGCACAAATGCAACAAATGGCAAGAGATCCAGCGAGCCTGGCAGCGTTACAACAATTAATTGGTATGAAGAAATAAATCATGTATCTCAAAGAAGGCGGAAACGTATTTAAAGACAAGCAAGGTCAGCCACTGACGCAACGCATCAATCAGGCGGATGTGCCTGCTACCATTGCTTATATTGAAAACATTCTGGGAATTGATTTTCCGCCCGAACGCTGGCTGGGATCCACTGGCCGCAAGCCCACGTCAGGCGACCTAGATCTTGGGGTAGATCTAAATGAAATTGATAAAGATCAATTGGCCACAGCACTACAACAGATTGTGACCAGCCAAGGATTAGATCCACGTGAATGGGTGGTCAAAAAGGGTGAAGTACACTTTCGTACTCCCATTGCTGGTGACCCCAACAAAGGCTATGTACAAACAGACTTCATGTTCTTTCCCAATCTAGACTGGGGTACATTCTATTACGGCGGGGCAGAAGGTTCAGCATACAAGGGCATGAACCGTAATGTATTGATGTCCAGCATGGCCAAAGCCCTAGGGTTCAAAGTAGGCGCCAATGGTATGTTCAGTCGTTCAACAGAAGAACTAGTGCCTGGAGGAATGGATCCTAATCATGTGGCACGAGTGCTGTTAGGGCCTGCATTTACAAAAGAAAATCTAAAGAATGTGGAAAGTATCTTTGCCGCATTAAGTAATGATCCCAATAAAGATGCCAAGCTAAAAGACTTTCGCGAATATCTAGCACGTGAAGGATTAAAAGAGCCACAACTGTCAGTGTCTGAAGATGACGTGAGCTTCCTAGGACGCTTGCGTGATCGCATTGTTAATCGTGGGTATGTGGCTTTAGTTGAAGCAGAAGAGCCAGGCGTGGGTGGCAGGGCCAAAGGAATCGAACACCTGGAAGATCTTGTGTTCCGTCGTGGCACACAAGGCATCATTGACGCATTAGAAATTGTGCAACACGCTACAGAGAATCCACGTACAACTACAGCCAAGTGGGATGGCAAGCCTGCTGTGATCTGGGGCCGCAAACCCGCCACAGGTGAGTTTGTGTTAACTGACGGATCAGGCTTTGAAGCCAAGGGCTATGACGGCCTTGCTACAAGTCCCCAAATGATGGCTGCTATTCAACGCACACGTTCGGGTAGTCGTGACGAATTAATTAATTTGTACGCACAGCTATTCCCTGTGCTAGAAGCCACATTGCCCGCTAACTTTCGTGGCTATGTCAAAGGTGATTTGTTGTACATGTCAACACCCCCGGAGATTGCAGGCAACTATGTTTTCCGCCCCAACACCGTTGAGTACAAAATTCCAGCCCGAAGTAACTTAGGACAACGCATTGGCAATAGTGATATTGGTATTGCAGTACATAGCATGTACTCAGATGTAGGAGATGCAAGACAGCCACTCAGCGGCGTAAAGTTCAATGAAGTGCCTGGATTGATGCTAGAGCGTCCGGCAACTCCTAAATCATTGGCTACCGAGCCCGCCAAGGTAAAACAACTCAAACAGTTGATTCGCACAGATGGAACTGCCATTGCCACATTGTTTAATCCTGCAGAACTGCGGGCACACAAGATCACTGACCTTGCCAAACTGTGCGTGGACTATATCAACACCAAGGTTGGTTCTCCGCTGAACCCTGCTACACTGTTGCCCGAGTTTGGCGAATGGTTACAAAGCAAAGTAACACCCAGCAAGTTCCGCAACATTGTGGAATACTTGGAAAGCCCTAGTAGTAATACCCCTGCCCTGGCTGCTGCCTTTACTGCGTTTATACTGTTGCATGATCTAAAGATGGACATACTAAAGCAAGCAGACCTAGAGCACCCGGGGCAAGAAGGCTGGGTAATGGCCACTCCTGCAGGCTATGCAAAAGCTGTGAATCGTTTTGATCCCAATGCTTTTGCCGCTCAAAACCGACAGAGAAATAACCCTCAAGCCACGTGATTTTTCCAAATTGACTAAATAAAAGCAGACCCGTAATGGGTCACAAACTTAAAGGAAATTTATCATGGCATATTTAACACCCGTAAATGGCGATTCCCAACCGGTATTCGCAATCGACGTACAAAACGGCCCAGTAAGCCCATCAGCTTCTACAGCCGCTACACCAGTTAACCTAGCTGGTCCTAAGTTAGACTTCTTCCGTGCTGTTGCTAACACCACTGTTGTTTCACAACAAGGTGTTCAAGAGTACGTTGGAAACGTTATTCAAGCTATCCAACAAACTGCTACAATCGCAATGTATCAAGTTGACGGCACAGTGTTGAGTTTCGCTACTTACCCAACAGGTGCGTTTGCAAATGCTTCTACTAACACCAGCGCCGCTGTGTTCTTGGCAGCTGCCAACATCACTTACACGGGCTATCAGTTGGACAGTGCAACCAGCGTTGGCTTCAAGCTATCGACCTAATCAATAATTGATTAAACAAAAACCCAGGTTAGAAATATCCTGGGTTTTTTGTTGGCCGTTAAATACTGGTATAATGCGAATACTCTGTAGAACTCTGTTTGATTGCTCGGCCACTGGCATCACTGGTCATTTTAGGCCTAGCCAAGTGCCATTTCAAGATGGCTCTGGCAACACAATCAACAACCAACATGACTGGACATTTGCCAGGAACCAGCAACGTAACTGGGAAACCTTGAACCAGTTGATTAGCCTGCGCACTCAACCACTAAATGTTATCCCCAATGGCTGTGATGCAGGTACCTGGCAATTTGAATTTGAAGTTGAACACGGAGAAGTATACAGCACCACTGGATATGCAGGAGACTTAACTGGGCTGGTAAATGAATGTGCAGGCGTGCCCATGCTCACAGGATTGACAGAACATCTTACTGAGCAGGCAGTATTAGTAACGTCTGGACCAGATCAGAACATTTGGTTTGAACCCATAAATAAATGATGGGAGCACATTATGGACACAACTGATATTGAGAAAAAGAGTCTTGAAGCGCACGTAGAATTATGTGCTGAGCGTTATAAGATGTTAGAACTTAAATTAGAGACACTCGAATCTAATGTTGACAGTTTAAAAACCACTATTGACGAAGTGCATAATATAGTGCAGGACATGGCTGCTAAACGTAACGATCAGTTGGTCACATGGGGATCGGGGATCATTGGCATGCTGTTGGCCACTGTTGGATGGCTAGTCACAACGTATGTATTTAAATGAACAAACAAAACAAGCTAGAAGCCTTTGCCGCAAAAGAACTACTCAATTTAACTGACAAGTTGATTGTGAGTGATGGCCGCGGCGGTATACTGGCTTTTGGAAAATACAATATTATACCTACAGACTACAAGTTTATAGTTAGTATTAAAAATCAAGATCCTATAACATTTGGTAGCAAGCGCAGTGCAATCAGCTGGTGTATTGCAGATCAACACAATCAACTCACACTAGCACGAATAATACGCACACTAGATACCAAAAAACATAGTCTTGCGGCGGATATACACTGCCGTCAAACACTTGCAACACGTAGCAAGCACGAAGATTTTTACGAAGGTGTTTCCATCAAACTTCAACGCAAGATTGATCACATGGAAGCAGTTGATGCCGAATTAGAGAAATGTTTAATTTCGGCTAAATATATGCAAATTAGAGGATTCTCAAATGAAACTGCAAGAACTGGCCGCCCCGTCGCCAACAAAACAAATCGCTAAAGTTTTCGAAAGTTAC